TATTCATAGTCGCAGCTATACTCATATTATACGTAATGTTTATAGCGATCCTAGCGTTGTATTTGATGAGTTAACTGACATTGAAGACATCGTTAATTGTGCCAAAGACATTAGCCGCTACTATGATGAGCTAATAGAATCTGTACAATACTATAATCTACTAGGATATGGTACTCACACAGTCAATGGTCAAACAGTGGTTGTTGATCGTCGTGAATTAAAAAAGAAACTATGGCTCTGTCTTAATAGTGTTAATGCTCTAGAAGGCATTAGATTCTATGTATCCTTTGCCTGTTCTTGGGCATTTGCAGAATTGAAAAAGATGGAAGGTAATGCTAAAATAATTAAATTAATTGCACGAGATGAAAATGTTCATTTAGGGTCTACGCAAACCCTTCTCAAATTGCTACCTCAGGATGATCCTGATTATGCTTCTATAAAAGAAGAAACTCGTGTCGAATGTACAGAAATGTTTTTGGCAGCAGCAGCACAGGAAAAAGCTTGGGCACACTATTTGTTTAAAGATGGATCAATGATTGGTCTTAACGAACAATTATTGTGTCATTATGTTGATTGGTTGACCTGTAAGCGGATGACCGCAGTTGGTTTAGACTGCGGCATGAAACCTGGATCAAATCCTTTACCTTGGACGCAAAAATGGATTGCCGGTGCCGAAGTTCAGGTTGCTCCACAAGAAACAGAAATCTCAAGTTATGTAATTGGCGGTACAAAACAAGATGTTGATAATAATACGTTTAAAGGATTTAGTTTGTAATGGTTACAGTGTATTCAAAAAATAATTGCCCATTTTGTGTCAGGGCAAAGGCGTTACTAGAAAGCCGAGGGGTTCCGTATACAGAAGTTAATATCGAGAACGATGCAGAATCACGGCAGATGTTGTTAGATAAAGGCCTAAGAAGTGTTCCTCAAATATTTCATGGTTATGAATTGATTCCGGGCGGTTTTAACGGATTGAATTCTAAACCAGCAGAATTTTTTCAATTATTGAAAGGTTAAAATGTTAGTATCACGAGGTTATCAAGAAGGGGATATTGTCAGTTTCAAATTAGTGACTGGTGATGAAGTTGTGGCAAAGATAGTTGACTACGGGCCCAATGGATTTCAAATTTCCAAGCCATGCACAGTAATGCCCAGTCCACAAGGAATGGGACTTATTCAAAGTTTGTTTACTGCTGATGCAGATGCTAGTGTAGTGTTGCAAAAAGAACATGTAATTATGCATGCTCCTAGTATTGATGCTATGCAAAAACATTATATCAAAACCACTACCGGAATTGAGCCAGTCACACGAGGAAGCATTGTGGTATGACACACAAATTCACGGTAATGATTCAAGGACAACTTTTTACGTATAGTAATTATGAAGATATTCCTGAAGATTTTGAACATGTGATTGAATTTTCTCCAGAAATACCCCAGGGACCGCACACTGAAGAACAACACAATGAAATGTTGCATTGGAACGAGAAACTACAGCTTTTGATCACAAAGGAAAATAATAAATTTGCCAACAGCTGATCCAACTACATTGACGGCAGTGACTATAGGAGAAACTTTTAGTCAAACAATTACCGTAGAATCTACAGGAATAGAAGTTATAACATCTGTAAATGCTTCACTGGCAGGTTCTCCCCTTGAACCTCAAATTCTAATCTCAATTGATACAAATAATATAACAATCAGTGGCAGACATTTAAATACATTTAGTGATGTTTTTACATATTTAGAACCAGGCCAAAGTGATTTGACTTCTGTACCAACAGTTGTAGTTGGTGCAGGAAATGTGCCTCCTGATAAAAATTTGTTTAATTTAAACCAAGACACACGACAGTCGGCAACAAGAACTTACAATATTAATGTAGTAACCGATATAGGTAGTTCATTGTTGACAGTGACTCAAGCAGTTTCGAATCCATTAGAAGCTATCAGATCTTTTATGGATAATTATAACTATAAAGCGAGTTAGATATGCCAGCAGTTACAAGAATAGGGGATGCGGATCTTGCTCATTGCTCAGGAATGGTAAGAGCCCAAGGATCTCCCAACGTTGCAGTTAATAATATTCCTGTCAGTAGACAAGGCGATGTAAACACGGTCCATTTATTGCCTGGAAGTCCCTGTCCGGCACATTCGGCCGCTATTACCACAGGGTCCACGACCGTTTTTGTTAACGGAAAAGGAATAGGACGAGTAGGAGATGCTATTACCGGATGTACATCGGTAGCAATAGGATCTCCCAATGTTTTTGCCGGTGGTTAAATTTAAACTACCCATTTAACTTGTAAAAATTCAAAAAAAATGCTATAATATACCACTATTATGGGGTTAAAGCAGTTGTTTTCTTGGAAAAATCGTAGTTATATAAAACTACAACCTGAATTAAGGAGGAAGAAATATGAAACAACATTTACCAGGTCTGGTTAAATTTGTGACAATAGTTTTTGGAATGTGGCTGGCAACCCTTGCATTAACCACAGTCACCAAAAATAAATTTCAAGCTCTCGAAGCAGAGAAAGCCGAAATGCAAAAAGTTCGAGTAGTAACTTCAGACGATCGTGCTCGTCAGTTGCGTTGCTTGACGCAAAACATTTATTGGGAAGCTGCCAGCGAACCATTTGAAGGTAAAGTCGCTGTGGCTCAAGTTACACTTAACCGTGCAGCAAGTGGGCAATTTCCCAATGATATCTGTGCAGTAGTTTATCAAAAGAACGTGATCTACTCTAAAGTGGTTTGCCAGTTCTCCTGGTACTGCGAAGGAACCCATCGTGTAAAACCAGTTTATCAACCCTTGTACAACGAAAGTGCAGAAGTTGCCAAAAAGGTATTGCTGGAAGGATTCCGATTACCCAGCCTCAAAAATGCAATGTACTATCACGCTGACTACGTCAAGCCCGGGTGGGGTAAAAAACCCATCACAAAAATAGGGCGCCATATATTTTATGGTAGTTAAGCGGAACAGTATAGATGCCAATATTAAGTTCAACCCCTAGACTAAAACCTATATCTAAAATGGAAAATTCAAGCAAAATTGATTTCGAACGCATCAAACTAAACGTGGTAGAGTTCTTCTCTACCCACTTTAGTAAAATCTCTGCAGAGACCATGGGATGGTTAGCGGCCATAGCACTACACGCCGCTACCGTGCCCACATTGCTGGCCTTGCTCACAGGACTCACTGATTCCACACCCAGTGTGGATGTGGTCATGTTCCTGTGGTTGGGACTGGTATTGCTGTTTGGTCGTGCCGTGCTACTACGCGACATGCTCAACATAGTGACCATTGGATTTGGATTTGTAATACAGGCATCGCTCATGGCACTTATCCTATTCAAGTAACCATAAATACTCAAAATAGGAGGCAGCCGTGAGCAAACGCCTAGAACTTACAGTTGAAGATGCTATTCAAGATTACGATGAAGAAATTGGCGAAGAAGATTATGGTTTTATCTTTGACGCAGAAGGCAATTTGAAGTTTGCGTTCATACCAGAATTTCCACCAGACCGACCGCCTAAAAACATTGCTAAAATTATGAAGATGCTAGGTGTAATTGATCTAGCACAATTCAATCAAGACTTGACTATTCATTGAACCATAACTGTTTGAGATGTTGGTAGGCAATTCTAGCACCGTGTTTATTTGCATGTAGTCCATCCGGCCAAAACATTTCTTTGTTTTTATTCCAAATTGTGTATTTTTCTCCGGCTCGAGACAAAACAGTTAGCCATTGTTTTTTTTGTTCAATACTAAAATTTTTTTCATGTTTGAAAAAATGCTCTTCCCATTCCCTACTGGTCATGAACTCTGTGTCTCCATAACCAGGCACTAGCAGTTCGCTAATGCTTGGCACCAAATAATCTATGTTCTCTCGACTCCCAACGTACTTGGCACAACCTCCTATAATTGTAATCATACAATTTGCAGTTTGTTTTAAAGCTACCAATTTTTTATGTAAATCAATGTTATGATCTGCGATGATATCAAACGGTAATTGAGATTTAATTTCCTGTTCTGTAGCTTGTCTTAGAGGATCTGTGTAAAAAAAAATAACATGATCAAAGATTTGATTATTAATAACATCAAAACTTTCGTTATTGTTGTAACCGCCTTGTCCTACATTTGTTACACTATATCCGTCATCAAGTAAATACTGTTCTATACCTCGATGAGAAACATGATAATCAATTGGATATCCGTCCCACTCGCCCTGACTCCAACTATCGCCGGTAATTAGAAAATGCATAGGAATTTAAAATGAAACAATATTTATGTGCTGATGATTACCTAACTGCAACAAATAATTTTCCAAGAATACCTTTGTTAGAAACCATGGTAACTTATGCCTGCACCCTTTCTTGCCGCTGGTGCACCAACTACAGTGATTACGGAATGAGTGGAGGTTACGTAAAATGGCAAACAGCTCGTCCATGGTTTGACACGTTGTTTAGTAGAGTGCGTGTAGACTGCTTTAGCCTAATAGGAGGAGAACCATTTTTGAATCCAGAATTGGAAACATGGGTGCGTGAGTTCAAAGAAAATTATCCATATGTGACGTTGATGATGCTGACCAACGGTCAACTGTTTCATAAAAACAAATGGATATTAGATTGTATGGAAGAATACGGAATGATCTTCCTTAAAGTGACCGAACATCAACCTGGGGAGCCTTATTTCACAGACATGGTTGATGCAATTTTATCAAGATTTGATTGGGAAATAGTGGATGGTAGATATTTCAATCAAAAGCATATTTTAGAC